CGATCTGAGCAGTGAGTGGATATACTGGAAGCGATGTCCGCTCTCTGATCGTATCTTTGTATCTGCACGGAAGCACTACGATGAGGGCAAGCTAACGACACGGAGCTTCGCAGGTGATAAACCCGATGAACCGTTCTTCAACCTTGCGCTGATCGAAGCAGATCACAAGCCTCATGCACTGCCTTATCAGCCTACCTACTGGCAACCTGCTATGAAGCGACCGATGCCAGCGATAGAGATCAAGCGCAAGTATCTTGCTTTTAGCGTAGGTGGCAAGATGATACCCAAGCAACAACAACTGATCTATGATGAGTTCGCCAAGAACGCATCCTATAAAATGAAAATGCCGACCTTGAAGGTAACACATAAGATGAATCAATTACCTGAACGTACAGTAATATAAACAATGCCGATAGTATCTCCCTCTTTCCTTGAACCATACCTGATGCAGAAGCACAGGCACGAAGACTATGATGATGCGTATGAGTTATACGAGGAACTTGAAGTACACGCAGATGGTGAGTATCCACATGATTTGATTGATCAGCGCAGACCTGCTGAGAGTGAAGATATCAAGAACTATCGCAAGAAGATATTCGTTCCGATCACAAAGCCTGTGTTCACCAAGATTCAGAACTCACTGATGAAGATTCGCAAGAGTCAGGACTGGATGATTCAATTCTCTGGTGATCTTCCTCCACGCATCAGCGAGGACGAGTCACCTGAGAAGTATCTCATGTATAAGTTCCCACGCAATGGGAGCATCACGAATTGGATGTTCGGGGTGTGCATGAAGCAGTATCTGATTGATGCGAACGCTGTCATCCTTACTCTGCCGACACGATGGGAGATACCAGACAACGAATACTTCGAGCCGTATCCGATGATCTTCAACGCACCGGATGTACTGGATTACAAGGAGGGTATGTTCTATCTTCTTAAGGAGCATGATCAGGATAAGTATTGGATGATTCAGCCCGATGTTATTCAGATATTCGAAGTCAAAGAGTACCAAGTGCGTGAGGTGTTTCAGGCGGTCAATCCACTTGGATACATACCCTGCAGACATACCTATGGGATGGTGCTTGAGAACTATGAGCATCGTGCATTGTACGAGTCTCGCATCAGTGGTATCGTGCCTAAGATGAACGAGGCACTCCGTGAGTATAGTGACCTGCAAGCCGAGATCGTGCAACACATCCACTCAACGATGTGGGCTATGCAACCGCAGCAGTGCGGACGATGCAAGGGACTTGGCGAGATACCGAAAGAGAACTCAGCACCCATCAAGTGTCCGAGCTGTTCAGGTAAGGGACTGATGCCGTTGAATCCGTTTGAGCATCTGATCCTTGCAGCACCCAGAGCAGGAGAGCCAGCTATACCAACACCTCCTATCGGTTATGTGCAGAAGCAGACAGACATTGCCAAGTTGCAGGAGGAGCGCATACGTCAGCATATCTACGATGCGTTGAGTGCTATCAACATGGAGTTCCTTGCCGAGAGTCCACTTGCTCAATCAGGCGTTGCCAAGCAAGTAGATCGTGAAGAGTTATACTCGTTTGTCCATAGCATCGCAGAGGACATCGTTCGCATCATGGACGAAGTGATCTATGACATCTGTGCATGGAGATACTCAGGTGTGACCAATGACATCAGAGAGTTACTGCCATACATACCAGTCCCGGAGCGTTATGATATGCTCAGTGGCAAGGTGCTTGTGGATGAGTTGACAAGTATGGTACAAGCGAAGGTCGATCCTGCGATCATAAACGCAGCGCAGATAGAGCTTGCAGGGAAGAAGTTCAACGATAGTGATGTTAAGGATTTGGTGGTGCTGAAGTTGAGACTTGATCCATTCGCAGGAGTGCCGGAGGAGAACATCAGCCTTCAGCGTATGTACGGAGCGATTGAACAGGACGATCTTATCATCCATGCCAACATCAACAAGTTCGTGAGTCGTGCAATCAATGAGATTGAGAACTTCGCAGGACTTACATATCAGGAGCAGATGAATCAGATGCTGCAATATGCAAGGGAACGTACACCATCACGACAGCCAGTAACACCTCCTGATACTGGATTATAATGCCAACGCAAGCAGAGATCATTGAGCAACTGACCGAGGTCATTGAGATGCGTGTATCTCAATGGGGCGAGCGTATGCCAGAACTCCAGCGTCAGTCCTATGATGTCGTGCTGAACCTGACTGCTGACCTCGACACAGATGCGGATGGCAAGATCAAGCCAACGACTAAGAACATCAAGATCATCAGCAAGATCAAGGATGAACTCAACAGAGTGATCTTCGACAAGCGATATCAGGATGATCTTGATCTGCTGCTGGAAGACTACAACGAGATCACTAAACTTCAGAATCAATATTTCACTGCTACGGTAGGACGATTCAAAGTGCCTTCGGTGATGGAGCAGATCAGCAGCCTTGCACGGGAGTCAGTAATCGATCAACTCGGACAAGATGCGATCGGTGTGAACTTCGTTGACCCGGTGCGTGACATCCTCGTCAAGAACGTGACTACCGGAGGAAGCCGTGCAGAGTTCATCGAGCAGGTGCGTGAGTACATCCTCGACACAGATGCAGGGGAAGGTAAGTTAGCGAAGTACACCAAGCAGATCGTGACAGACTCGCTCAATCAGTACTCTGCCAACTACTCAGCAGTCCTGACTGACGATCTCGGTCTGGAATGGTATCAGTATAGTGGATCACTCAAAGACACATCACGACCGATCTGTGATGCGCTGATTGAAGCGAAGAAAGGTTGTATGCCCTTCATCCATCGCAGTCAGTTGCAGGAGATCGTGGATGGCTATGTCTGCGGAGAGAGAGTCCCGATCTATGACAAGACAGGACTTCCGCAAGGGATGATTCCCGGAACGAACGCTGCCAACTTCCGCATCAATCGAGGTGGGTACAATTGCAACCATCAGTTATACGCTGTCAGCGCAGCCATTGTGCCGAAGAAATTGCGTGATAAATTCGCAGGAAAATAGTGTATATTTGTATATATGAATCAAAAGTTTTTAAAGGTCACAAAGTACGGTCAGGACTGGTTTGAATTCCCAGCCGACAACGAAGTCAACGTGAGAGCCATGCTGATGAAGGATGGTGTTGATGCCGTGTGTGAGATCGTACCAGTGGACAATGAGGTCAAACTCTTGAAGGTTCAAGAGAAGACAATAGACATGACAAACAAGAAAAAATAACATGAACGTAGCTGAATTTATTCAGAACATCGCTGACCGCATCGGCATGGACAATGCTGATGAACAACTCAAGCAGATTGTCACCAATCCTGCACTCTCGTCAATCGCTGTACCTTCAAGCATCGCATCAGGTGTGCAGGGTAAACTGATGACAGAAGATGAGGCGAAGTACAATCCAACCATCAAGAAACACTTCACTGCTACTGCTCTGAATGCTGTCGATCTCAAGATCAAAGATGTGATTGATTCCTATGAGTTCGATGACGAGATTAAGTCATCAATCATGAGCGAGCAATCGTCTTACAATCGTATCGGTCTTCTTGCGAAAGCGATTTCTGATGCAAGGGAGAAGGCAATCAGCGCAACAGGTGGAGAGAAGAAAGCACTGCTTGACAAGATCAATGAACTCACTACCTTGCTGAACACCGAGAAGGATTCACGCAAGAAGGACATTGAAGCAGTAAACTCACAATGGCAACAACAGCTCACAGATAAAGAACTGAACTCTATGTTCACTGGTTATGATTACGCTCTCGACTTAGATCGTGATGTGACCATCACCACTGCTCGCAATCTGTGGGAGAAGAAACTTAGAGAGAGGGGAGGCAAGTATGTCTATGATCAGACTGGACTCAAGCTCGTGAACAACGATGCACCCGATCTTCCATTTACCATTGACAACAAGCCTGTCGACATCCGCAACTTCACAGAGTCGGTACTTGCCGATGCGAAGTTGTTGAAGGTGAAAGGGGCGCAAGCACCTGCACCAGTTGCAGGTCAGCCAGTGCCTACACCACTGCCGACCAAACCAATTGCACCAGCAGCGAAGAGTCAAGTGAGTCAAGCACTCGCTGACTTCCGTGCAGGATCGAACTGAAATTCGTGATTAGTGATAGGGTCTGATGACCAATAGCAGGGCGCAAGCCAACACATTTAGTATTCCAATTTAAACTTCTTAATTATCCTCTATAACAATGGCTAATGGATATTGCGAAGCTCTGCTACTTCACCTTGAATCTATCGCAGGGCAAAACTATCCCGGACAGAAAGTAACAATGCCGGGCTTCTTGAATATGTTAGTGACTTCACCTGATCGTCCTTCTGCAATTCAGGAAGGTTATCAAGGCGGTCACTACCGTACAGTTAATGTAAAATATATGCCTCGCACAGTGGCTGCACAGGTGTCAACTTCTGACTCTTGCGCTATCGATCTGCAGCCGGCATACAAAGAGACTACTGTGAGCGTGAACAACGTGGCGCAGAGTGGTTTGTGGATTTCGGATGATACCGTGAGACAGTATTGCGAGGACAGTTCACGCACTGTTGCTGTGGGCTTACCTGCGACTCAGCTGATGACTGAACATCTGCGTGGAATCCTTCATGCGATGAATGGCATCTATCAGAAGATGGAGAATGTCCTGACTACAAGCATGGCTTCTACCTTCGGTAACCACGTTGCAACAGGCACTGCGACTGCTGTGGCTGTGAACATCGAGCAAGATGGTACGCTGAATGATCTCGGCACTGGTATGACTAAGCTATTAACAGATTTTGCTTCCAACGAAATGTGCGGTCAACCGGTGTTTGTGGGGGCTTTGGGGTCACTCATGCACTCGTATAGCATCCAGAAGAATCGTGCTGCGCTCGGACTTGCTTCTGCTGGTGTTGACTTCGGTGCTATGACTAATGACTTCCAGTTCTTCGCATCTGGGCAGACTGGTAGCACATGGGGCGCACAGCACGTTGGTATGTTCGCTCCGGGTAGCGTTCACCTCGTAGAGCGTCAGGACAACGTAGGATCATTCGCTGGTCAGCGTGGTACTTCGTTCTTCACCACTATCGTTGATCCACGCACTCAGTGCTGGACTCCAAACGGTCTTGGCAACATCGCCTTCGACTTGCAAGTGAAGTACATCGACTGTCCTGAAGACCTTGCGAACCTCGCTGCTGGCTATGTGAATCCTGATACCTTCACTGCTAATCGTGGCTATGCTCTCTACATCAAGAAGCGTTACGGTCTGTTCACAACACCGAAGGATGCCTTCGATGGCGGTGATCGTCTGGCAGGAAGCAATGGTACACTCCGCTACGTTGTTTCTAATACATAAGAGTTGTTCTTGTTGTTGTCGATTGGGGGCGGGTTCGCTCGCTCCCTTTCATTAATCCTTAATTGAATGAACTGTTTAAACGACTACGTAGGACTGAGAGGGTGTGGTGATACTACACCACCAAGCGGATTGTATGTGAACGATCTGCCGGGCATCTCCAACGAGATACTCGTCAAGCTCACCAATCAGGAGAACGCAACTTACGTTGATGTATGGAACATGATACAGCAACGTGCTGGGCTGCGTTTCTCTCTCGATGTGCGTGAAGCAATGGGCAAGCACTATAAGTTGAACAGTCTCATGCAAGGGATTAATGTTGGCAACGATGTGGGTGGTATCGCAGCATCACGACCAGTAGGATTTGCAGGATTCACCATTGAGATGATTGATTCCAATTATGAATACGTGCCTTCACCATTGGCATCGATTCATGTACAGCAATTGGTATTGTGGGCTGATCAGAATTATCAGAGTATAGATTTTACTTTCTATGATCTTGATCAGAACATTCAGATATATGGAACTCAATCATCACTAACAAGTGGTAAGAATGTTATTGAAATAAATCGTACTTTTCATAATTTATATCAGAGCAACACATGGAGATTAGGAGTCTTCTACGACATCGGTAGTATGTCGGATAGTTACGATATGATTCTGCCTTATTCAAGATCAATCATGTCGTGCTGCGATGTCAGGATACAAGGATTCGGAAGTGATACGATTGTATCAGCAGGATCATTTGGGAACAACACATACGGA